AGATGTAACCTTTGGTGAAGGAGAGCCGATATCTGAGAAGGTGAAAGTTCCGCTAGCAGACACGGTGAATGTTTGAATAGCAGTAGCGCCATCATAGATAGTGCCTGTTATTGTTCCGGCAAGGATTGGCGTGTGTTCAAGAGGAGCGAACACGCTTACAACACCAGCGCCAGCATCAGTGCTGGTTGTTTCATTCTGGATGAACTGGCTGGAATAGAAGATGTCGAGATTGGCAGTACCATCGGCTCTCTGCATGAGTGAGTTGGCATCGTCGCCGGGGAATCCGCCGTTATTGTCAGCACCACGGGTAGCGCCCTTGTTGCTTGAATAACGGAAGCGGAGATAGTAGACCAAGCCGGTTGGGCCAAGGAGAGGCTGTACGGAAACGATCTTATTTGCGATAAGCTGTGGGTAGATACGACGAACAAGTGGAATTGAAATCCTCTTGAACTGTGCGACATCTCCAGTATCGGTTGAGACTTCGTTCATGAGTCTCTGGTTTTCGAGCAGAACTGCGGTAGCGGAGCGGACATAACGATCTTGAATGCCTTCAAGGAGTCCGGTCTGCTTCCAACGAGTTTCTAGCTCCCTAGCCTCGTTCAAAAATCTAGAATTAGCGTTCATATGTTTTTCCTATTCTTTAAGCTAAAAGGAGTTACTTAGTTTGTTTCAGACCCGACAGGACCAACAATTGGTCCATGTCAGAACCTCCAGCAGAGGAGTTGTTATGTTCCGAAATAACAACATTATCGCTGGAAATGCTTCCTCTCCCCGATACATTCTTTGCTTTCTGCGCTCTTTCATTCTGTTCGGAAATAACTGCTGACTTCCTTTCCTTGGCCACAAATCTGCGGCTTTCGGTGATGAGGTCATTAGCTTGACGAACTGCTTCGTTCAGCTTGGTGTTTTCGGTGCTGATACGAATGTTTCTTGCTTCAAGGATTCTCATTTGGCCCCTCATAGCTTCAACTTCACGGGTAGCTTCTTCAAGTCTTTCGCCGCTTACACCGTATTCATCATTGCTGATGTAGTTTGAGGCGATATTAACGATCTTGTCGAGAGCGACCTTGTGTTCTGCAAGTCTTGGGTCTGTGAGAACATCACGGCGGGCTTGTTCGTAGATTTCGCTGCCCTTGATCTGGAGGAACTGATCGACCTTGTCAACGATGTATTCTTTCATCTCGGCCAGTTTATGGTCGTATTCTTCATACATATCGACTTCAAGGTTTTCGTTCTTAGCTCTTTCAGATTTAAGCATCTGGTATGCTTCTTCATATCCTTCTTCGAGAGCGGAGTTATATTCCTGACCTTGAACTTCAAGGCGATTTCTGAGGTCTCCAATTATTGAGTAGGCTTCTTCATAGCCTTGTTCTGCAATCTTTTCAGCCTCAGCTAGTTCGCTGGTGAGTTCGGCATAGGCTTCCTCAAGTTTCTGATTATACTCAAATTCAAGGGATTCCTTGGCCTGCTCAAGTAGTTCGCCAACGGCGTTAGCGACTTCATTAACTTCATTCTCCGGTAGGAGATTCTTCAATGCTTCTACGATCTTGTCCATTAGCCTAACCTCGCTGTAATGTTTCGTGTTTGTTGTTCGATTATTCCGCCCAAACAAGCCAACAATGCATCTTTTCTGACATTATGTATGCGGCTACTTTCGTTTTTAACCGCATTTTTAGAAATTTCTGCATTATTTGCAGTTGGGGCATAACTTTCTTTCTTACCACTCGACACTTTCTCCTGAAATGCTGAGTGTGTGCTTGGATCTGCTACAGCATCGAAGGTAATGAGTTTGTAGCTTTCACCAATCACAAGGATTCCATTCTCGTCGCTTCTTCCGTTTCCTACTCCACGGCTTGATATCCCCACACGAACTCCATCGTTCAGTAGGGCCTTTAGAATTTTCCCATGTGGTGTATTGAGGATTTCTCCCTCTCCCATTAGGTTGTTGCCTTCCCACCATAGTTTAGTAACAATGTGAGAGCATTTTTCAAAGTGGATTATAGAATCGGTTGGGTGATCGAGTTCTCCGATCAGGCCACGGTTTTGGATAATCGGCAGAAGTTTCTTAACATTTTCGTCAAGAACTCCGTATGGATAGATTCTTTTATTTTTATTGATTGCTTCTGCTTCTTGGAATTTACCTTTGAACTTAGTCAGTCCCCTATCGGAGACTGACTCGTTAAGACTCATGGTAAATCCTCCGTTGTTGCAGCAATCAACTAGAAGGAATTGATTTTCCATTTATACTCCTTTATTTTTGTTGAATTAAATCAGTTGCGTGAGGATCTCTTTGCCAAGCGTAGCCAAACTGTGTTAGATCATCCTTGAGTTTTCTTGCAAGTCTAAAGGCTAACTCTTTATCGCCTTTTCTTCGTGCTGAGTTAATTTGTATTTCAGCATCATTGATCATTTGTCTTGGAATGGCGATCTGACTAGAATTATCTACTTTTCCGTATTTTGTTCCATCGAATGATTGTCCGTATCCTTCAACCATTTTTGGCATAACTGGCTTTGGAGCCATTGGGTTGTGGAGGTTTGGCCAAGTATCCTTCTGGAAACTTCCAAGACCTTCATCATCGATTACACTTTTTTCTTTCATTTTTGCGAATAATGATTTTGGCGTGAATGGATTTTGAACATTTGGCCAAGTGTCTTTGCCATAGTTTGCAAGGGCGTTGTGTCCCATTTCATTTGAGTTGCCGTGATAAGACTTGCCATCGCTAACAGGAGCGGCATCTCTCCAGTCGCCGCTATTGTTAGAAGGAACAGCATACTGCTTTGCGTTCCACTTGGTCATTGAGTTGTCGCCAAGAGCGTCAATTTCGACACCTTGATCCCATCCTTTTTGTGAATGATCTCCACCTTCGCTCTCGATGAGTTCTGCGAGGAAGTCAGCGATTGATTCAGCGAGTTCCATGTCTGGAAGTCTGGTTGAGTTCATAATTGCATAACATTCACGCATCATATCGGCAACTTCGACTCTTGTTGCTTCATCTCCGCTTTCGTTTGCGATGCGGTAGATGTCGTTGAGTGCGCTGTAAAGGTCGCCAAAGATGCGAACTTCGTTGTTGTGGTTTTCATCAAGCTGGTTGAACAAATTCTGTGAAACGCTTGAAAATTCACGATAAGCGTCTTCGCAGTCATTGCAGTCGCTGCTTACATCCTTGCCGTATCCAGCGAGGTGTGCAATCTTGCGAACTCTATCGGTGAACACATTGTGTGCTGTGCGAAGAATTGCTTCTGCCATGAATGAGCAAGTATCGTCATCGTAATTGCTGACGCTTGCTGAAGACAAAGCTGAGTCAATCTGCTGTGCAAGTTCTGTTTCGCTGATGTAAAGAATGTCTGGCCATCTGGAAACTATTGCCTCAAGGGTTTCTTCAAGAGCCCTGTTATCGCTGATATTGTTGTAACGCTTCAGATCAGACATGGCCTTGACGAAAGTTTGATCTTCACTGATATTCTTCATGTTTCCACGGAGAACTTTTAGTTCTGTGTCCATGGTCTTGAATCCCATGCTTAGAACTTTTCCTTCTTTACGGTTTTTGCTTGAAGGCATGGCCACTGCGCTTACATTGCCATTATCATCAGACTTGACTGCTGTTTCGCTGAGTACTGATCCATTTTCAACAAAATTGATGTATCCAAGAACATTCTCGCACATTCTTGCCCATTCCTTCATGGTTTTAGGCTTGAGCTTTGATGCATAGAACTTTGCCTTGCCGCTTTTTTTGCCCTTGGGGCGACCTAGCTTTGCTGCTCTTTCTGCTGGCGACATTCTGGAAATTTTTGCGTTGCGAGCAAGCTTTCTCTTAAGAATTGTTGCAGGGCTTTGCTTCTTGCCTGCGAGAGGTGATTTCTTCTTTCCGATCTTAACTGCTTCGTTTACAGACATTTCCCTCTTAACTGAAGGCATTGACATGTAAGACTCGAAAAGTTCACTTGCTGCGTTGTTGTCGTTCTCAAGAAGCTTGTCGATCATAACGCTGATTGTTTGGCGGGCTGCTGACTTTGCGCTTTCTTCTTCAACAACAAGGAGTTCAATGTTTTCAAGAATCACCTGATTGTCGGAGACAGTATAGGTGGCATGAATAAAATTGTCGTCTGATGTCTTATAAGTAACATCAGATTCACCAAATGCGTGAAGTTGTACTTCGTCAAGTCCGAGGCTTGCCGCAAGTAATTCTTCAGCTTCAATGAGTTCCTTTTCCACATGTGTCAATGAGCTTTCTTCAAGATTCTTGAAGACATCGTAAGAAATAAGTTTTCTCTTCATATTGATTTCTCCGGTTTCTTAGACCACCTGACTCCCTCTACTTATCCGTTATAATTCAACGGATTACAAAACATTTCATGCGGTTCGGCTCTTTCCGATGAGAGTATGTATACTTCATGCTTAAATTTTGAACCGCATAATTGTTTTTATTTTCACTCTATCACCTTGTGACAGATTACTAATCCAACATCATATATAAGTATGCAACAACTTGTAAAATTGGACAAATAAATGAAAACATTTCAGCAATATTTGAATATAAAGGAGATTGCCTCCTACGATCACGAACCAATTCACAACAAGAAAAATGACATGGATCAAAATTCATTGGCTTCTTTAGAGGTTGTCAAAAGGGCTATTAAGAAGATCATGGAAATCAAACCTCAAGAATTGGTCGCTTTTTTGAATCAGCATAGGAATGATCCTGAAATAAAAGAAATTTTGAATGATTACAAGCTGGATTCTTTTCAAAATATAGGTAGAAAACATCATGGTGGTATGAATGATGATAAAGGTTTGGGCAATTTTGACGGTATAAAGCCGAATGATGATGAGTTATATCCAAACGCAGCAGATGGCTATACGGCTCACTGAGAGATTAATATGATTAAACTTGGTCCTCTTTACGAAAAAAGAAAAGAAATAGTTAGTTTATTGAAATCTTTGCCACTTAAAAATGGAGACATCGTATACAACGCCGCTAATGTTCCCGGTCCATTCGGAATACCATTTTCTAAACTGATTCAATATTTTACAAATTCACCATATTCACATGGAACTTGCATTCTTGTCGAAGAAGGTGAAACATATGCAGTTGATGTATCAGATTGGGGAACAAGAAAATTGCGTTTGATAGACTGGTTTGATGATTGGCAAATGACTGAATTTTGTGTTTATCGTTTGAAGAATAGATCATTTTTGGATGATGAGTGTTTTAAGAAAAATATTTATAAATTTTTGGAAGAAGATCCAAGTTATGATTTTAATTTTAATGATTCTTCAAATTTTTATTGCACTGAATCTGTAAAGTGGATATATGGAAAATGCGGATATGATTTGGGTGGTTCATATTTGTTGAAGGATATTGTTCCTTGGTGGTTTTATTACATGATTTTGGGCGGAAACTTTTTCACTAAGATTTTTTCTGGAGCATCATTACCCACCAAAATTCCAATTTCAATTGTTGGAAATGAAAAAAAAGGAATGAGGGCAAGTAACTTGACTGAATGTGTCTTGAAATATCCAGTCAAATAAAAAACACCCAACTTTTTGAGTTGGGTGTTTTTTTGATTTTTTAAGATTTGAAATTCTTATAATTTAATATTTTTCGCCAAGATCGGTGAGAATTTCTTCAATTTGTTGTTGACTTAGTTTAATATGCACCATTGCGCCCTTTGAAGAAAGAATTAATTCACTGCCATGAATTACTGCGTGAACCTCTCCAAGCTCATGAGTGCCATGAGATGAATAAGGTGCGGCTTTTCCAGTTGGATCAAATCTATTAGGACCACCAGTCATAAGAGCTTCGTGATACTGTGCTTCTGTGATGATTCCGCACAGATACTGTGCCTTTAATTTGCTTGCAATTTTCTTGTTCATACTTCTCCTGAATTAAGGGGATGAATTATTTATTCTTCATTTTTTTTTTTTAAGAAAATTCATTTTTTTGTGAACCAAAATTTATTTGCTTCTTGCAATGACTTATCTGTAATTTCGTAACCTGAATTATCGCCAATCACTGCATCGACATTGCAATGAGGGCATAAGCATGTTTTTTGATTATCTGTGTAAGATTTTATTTCACTAATTTGAAAAATTTTTCCACAATACATGCATCCAGCTTGTTTAGATGATTCAACTATTGCACGATTTTTCATCGTGACTGTTGGCAATTGGGAAACACTAATTTTAATCATTATTCACCTACGCTATAATCGATGTCTTCTATATCGGACTCTGATTCATAATCTTGTAGTTCAAGATCAAATTTTTTGACATCATCGCTGCTTGGTTCAGGCAAGATCGTTGGTTCAGATCCAGCTTGTTTAGGGGATTCTCCGCCTTCTGGAGGTGATGGCAATCCTTCTGGAGGCATAGGAGGCTGTTCTCCTTCTGGACCGGGCATCGGTGATGGGCCTCCCGGTGTAGATCCCAATTCTGGCTGATCTTGGCCTTCTTCTTGACCGGGAATACCGACACCCAAAAGTTGTGGGTTTTGGGCCAATACTTGAAGCTTGAGATCTTCAAGCTTTTGAATCTTGAGTCTTGCGAGCATTTCATCTGCTTCATCATTGTGATACTTGAGTATCTTAGTCATGATGTCATAGTCTGACATAAGCTGACTACTTTTGAGAGTACCAGCATTTCCATAACGGGCATTAACAACTTCGGCACGAGAAAGTTCTCTCCAATCGCTTGGAGGAGTCATTTTGACACGAAGGTCACGATAGTTTTCTTGTGGGAAACCTCTTAAAGCAAGATGCCTTTCTGCCAATTCAAGAAGTCCGTCTTCAAAGTGACTTTGTAGTCTTTCAATCATTCTTGCAAATTTGACATCTTGCGATGAAAGTGTAATCCTAGTTGCACCGGGGTCTTCATTGTTAAAATAATTCTTTGGAAAATTAAGTGCTGTCAGAAGTTTGTTTCGGAAATATACAGCATCATCAATTTCACCAAGATTCTCAGCACCGGGAAGAGTATCGATTCTTGTTCCACTATTTGGCCTGACAGGCAACCAATAATCTTCATCTTGCGCTGGTGGCATCCATCTTTCATCGACGGCATTTGCGCCAACACCACCACTACTATTAGCGACCTTTCTTTTGCGGAATTGATCCTTCATGCGATCCATAAATGCTTCGGCTTTGAATGGAGGTAATTGACCTACATCTATGTAGAAAACACGCCTTTCCGGCGCTCGAGTCAATCTGTAAACGACCATAGCATCTTCTAGTAATCTGAGGCTGTGCTGGGGCTCTTG